TGAACTGCGGCAACTTCGGCGGGACGGCGACCAGTGGATCGTTCGCGATGAATGTGGGCTTTGTGACGGGCGCGAGTAGCTTCTTCACGAATGCCGCCGCTGGCGATTTCTCGCTGAACGATACGGCGCTCGCGGGCGCTGCGGCACGGGCGGCGGGCCTGCCCGGACTGTTTGGACGCGGCTTGACGACCGGCTATCCCGATCTCGGCGCCGCGCCGCACCCGAACCCGAATCGCGTCGGCCTTCAGCACATTGAACAGGGGATCGCCGCATGAGAATCCCCAGCGGCAAAACCGATCAACTGATCTACTTCGTGGCCCTAGACGTCAACAACCAGGCCGTGCGGAAAACCGCGCTCACGACGTTCACCGTCTACCGCTCCCGCAACGGCGGCGCTGCCACCGCGTACACCACCCCCACCGTCGCCGAGCTCGACGCGGTGAACATGCCCGGCCTCTACAGCCTGGCGATCGACGAAGACACAACCATCGCCTCGGGCTCGGACGCCGAAGAGTACGTCGTCCACATCACCCAAGCCTCGATGGCGCCGGTGACCCGGGCGATCGAACTGTTTCGCCGGGACACGACCACCGGCAAAACGATCGTCGTCGACTCGGCCGGCCTCGCCGATGCCAATGTCGTGAAGCTCGGACCCACGGGAACAGGGACGGCGCAGACGGCTCGGGATGTCGGCGCCACGCTCGGCGTGGCTGGTGCAGGGTTGACCGCGCTCGGCGATACACGCATTGCGAACTTAGATGCGACGGTCACGTCTCGGATGGCGACGTTCACGTTGCCGACAAATTTCTCAGCGTTCGCGATCGATACGTCAGGGCGCGTCAATGCGTTTCTCGTTGGCATCCTCACGTCGGTCTTCACTGAAGGCGCCACGAGTCGCATCGCGGATGCCTTCAAGAAGTTCTTCAACGTCGCATCCGCCACGGGGACCGTTAATAGCTTGCCGGATGCGGTTCCGGATGCGTCGGGTGGGTTGCCGGTGACCGGCACACGGTTGACCGCGATTCCGACCCTCCCTGCGGCATTGGTGGGGGGGCGCATCGATGCGAGCGTTGGGGCGGTCGCCTCAGCGGCCATCTCGGCGGCAGCATTTGCCTCTGGCGCCCTCGATGCGGTCTGGTCCACGGCGACACGTGTTTTAACAGCCGCCACGAACCTCACGACCGCCCTGGCCACGCCGACCAACATCACCGCCGGCACGATCACGACGGTCACGAACCTGACCAACGCGCCCACCGCGGGCGACTTCACGGCGACGATGAAAGCGGCCACGCTCGCGCGCGTGACGCTCGTCGACACCGTCACGACCTACACCGGCAACACGCCGCAAACGGGCGATGCCTTCGCACGCGTCGGCGCCGCCGGGGCCGGCCTGACCGCCCTCGGCGATACGCGCGTGGCGAACCTGGACGCGACGATCTCGAGCCGGACAAAACCCGCGGACACCCAGGCGCGCGTCACGCTGGTCGATACAACGACGACGCTGACGAATGCACCGGCGGATTCCGCGGGCGTCGGGACGCTCCTGACGCAGCTCGCCGCGTTGATCGCCACCGTCGGCACCGCGGGCGCCGGCCTCACGGCCGTGACGACGCAAGTGTGGGCCGCGGGCACGCGCACCTTGAGCAGCTTCGGCACCCTCGTCGCGGACACCATCACGGCGATCGGCGTGGCCTTCGGCATCGGCTCGTACCTCCGGAACACGGAACCGGACAACACGAACATCGGGATCGCGGCTGCCGCGGCGGCGAGTGCCGCGACGAATGCCGCGTTGCTCCAGGCGCGCGTACCCGCGAGCCCGGCCGCCGTCGGCTCGGCGATGACGTTGACGAGTGGCGAACGCGACAGCATCGCCGCCGCGCAGCTCGATCTCGCCAACGGCATCGAGGTCGGGCTCACCGAGCGCCAGGCGTTCCGGCTCATGGCCGCGGCGCTGGCTGGCAAGATCTCTGGCGCGGCTACCACGACCATCACGATTCGCAATGCCGTAGCGGACAGCAAGGATCGGATCGTGGCCACGGTCGACAGCGACGGCGATCGCACCGCCCTCACCGTGGATGTGAGCTGATGTTTGGGCTGCGCTACTTCCCGAAGCGGTTCTTCCCGGGGCGGTATTTTCCGCCGCTCGGGATCACGTTCGCCGACGCGTACGCCGCCGACTATCTCGAGGTCCCGGCCGTCGATCGCTGGCCGGCCGTCGAGGCGGTCGATCGGTGGCCGACCGTGCCCGCGGTTGATCGCGTCCTCGAGGTCCAACCATGACCTGGAAGGACGGCCTCTGCTTTTCGAAGGACCCGGACTCGAAGGAACCGCGCGGCTTGGATTGGACCGCGTACCTCCTGGAACTCGGCGCCGGCGTGACGATCAGCAGCCAGACCTGGGTCGTCGCCCCGACGGGCAGCCTGACGTTGTCGAGTCCGTCGATCGTGACGGGTGGCCTACAGACGCAAGTCCGACTGACGGGCGGCACGGTCAAGGCCCGCTACACGCTGACGAATCACATCGTCGCGAGTGACGGCACCGAAGACGACCGATCGTTTGACGTGCTCGTAAGGGATCGCTGATGGCGGACACCGTGCTCGAGGAGTTTCGCGCCCAACTCTACGCGGTGCGCGCGCAGGTCGACGCAATGATCTTGCGAGTCGAGGGGGTGCTCGGCGAGGCCGCGATCACCTGCCCGCATCCCGAAGACGAATGGCTGCCCACGAACTTCGGGCAGGTCCCGGTGTGCGGCCGCTGCCGGCAGCCGGTGCGGCAGGGCAGCTGAGCACGTGGCGACGATGACGCCGGCGACGGTGCATCTCAACGCGCAACTCATTCGACACGGGGTCGAAGCGACGCGCGCGATCGAGCGGTGGCTGCAGGGGCAGCCGGCGAGTGAGACACGGGCGGAAGGATTCCGCGCCGTGCGATTTTGGGAACAGGTCTGGCAGGACGCCAGCCGAAAGCTCGCGGCACAACCCCGTGAGCCGAAGGAGCAGCAATGAGCACCGGACAAGTCATCAGCGGCCGCGGCACCAGCTTCGTGCTCGACGATAGCGTCGGCGGGACCCCGACCGATATCAGCACGTTTCTGAACAGCCTCAATTTCGACAACTCGCAGGAGGAGCTCGACGGGACGAACTTCCAGCCGGGCGTCGCCGACCCGACCAAGAATTTCATTCCCGGCTTCAGTGATCGCTCGGGCGATTCCGGCGGCAACTGGTCGAGCAACGCCGAGGTCTTCTTCACCGCGGTCAACGGGCTCGTCGGCCTCAATTACGAGTACGGCCCCGACGGCACCGACCCGGGCAAACCGAAGATTTACGGCCTCTGCAACGTCTCGAGCTACAGCGGCCCGAAGTCCTCGATGGGCATGACGGTGTTCTCGGTCAAGTTTCGGATCACGACCCGCACGCTCGGCGTCTTCACGTAACCCGCAGCTCCGTGCGATGACACGGGCGCGATCGGTCCGGGGGCGTGTCGGCCCTCGGACCCGTCGCGCGTTTGGAGATCAGCATGCCCTTGAACTACGTCGAGTTTGATTTTCTCGAGAAGGTCGGCGAAGAGAAAAAGCCCCCGCGCCGGCTGCGCTATACGGTCACCACCGCGCACGCGCTCGACGAGCGCGCCGGCGTCGGCATCGGCGAGCTGATGTCGCGGCGGCAGAACGTGCACGCGATGGTGCTGATGACCTGCTACGCGCTCCAGTACAGCGACGCGTCGATGACCGAAAAACGCGCCGAGGCCCTGGTGCAACGCTTCATCGATCGGCAAGGCGACACCGGCGAGCTCTTCAAAGCGCTGGTGAAGGCGGCGAACCGGAGCGGCGTGTACGGGAAACCCGACGAGGACGACGACGAGGAGGACGCGCCGGCCCCAAACGCGACGAGCGCGGCGGCGTCACCGGAGCCGCGCCCGGGCGTCGACGACCGGGCGTAACGCCGTACGCGCATTGGTATCGGTACGCCGAGGCCATTGCGCTCGGCGAATTGGCGATGACGCCGCGGACGTTCGCGAGCTACTCGCCGCGCGAACTGCAACTGCGGATCGAGGGGTATCGCCGCGTGGATGACCGAGCGCTGTATCACGTGGCCACGCTCGCGGCCTGGGTCCTGAACGCCATCGGCAGCCGCGCGACTCAGGAGAAATTGATCGGCGACGCCGGCGCGACGGTCCTGCCGCCGCTGCCGCCGCTCCCGATCGGAAAGGACGACGACTGACCTGTGGGCACGATTGCCTCGCTCATCGTGAAGATCGGCGCGCAGGATGCGGAGCTGACGAAGTCGCTCGCGTCGATCGGGGAGCGCTCGAAGAGTGT